GGCTTGGATGTTGGTGTGATATTTGGAGATCGCAAAGAGTTTGATCGTCAACATACCATTTGTACATGGCAAAGTCTCAATGTTCTTGACAAAAAGAACAAAGATGCACTTGACGATCAACAACTGGAAGTTTTTCTTGACCGTCAAGTTGCTGTGATTGTAGATGAAGCCCACGGTGTCAAAGACTTGGGTGTTTTACATCGACTGCTAACTACAACGTTTAGCAACATTCCCATTCGTTGGGGGTTAACGGGCACAGTGCCTGAAGCTGAATACAACCAAATGAGCTTGTTTACCGCTTTAGGGCCGCTTATTGGACAACTGCAAGCTCGAGACTTGCAAGAAGCTGGGCATCTTGCACAGTGTCAAGTTCACGTGCATCAAACCCAAGAAACACAAGTTTACAAAGACTATCAAAGCGAGCTGAAGTTTCTTTTAACCAATGCTGACAGGCTCAAATGGATTTCTGATTTTGTGAAAAACATCAGCGATCAAGGTAATACTCTAGTGCTAGTCGATCGCATTGCCACAGGAACCGCACTGAATGAGTTGATTCCCAACAGCACATTTATTAGTGGTGAGATGAAGAGCCAAGATCGTCGCACACATTACAAAGAAATCAATCTCAGTGACAATGCTGTAATGATCGCTACATATGGCACAACATCCACTGGTATCTCAATCAATCGCATCTTTAATCTAGTGCTAATTGAACCTGGCAAAAGCTTTGTGCGTGTGATCCAAAGCATTGGACGCGGACTACGCAAGGCGGATGACAAAAGTCATGTTGACGTATATGATATTTGTAGCAAAATGAAGTTCAGTCACAGACACATGCTAAAACGTCAGCAACATTATAAAAAAGTGCAGTATCCGCATACCTTGTTTCGGGAAAACTATTGATATCTTTAGTAAATACCGGGTGAAAATACTTACCAGCTATAACCAAAGTTTAAACGTCAATCATTTACCTGACCAAGGTGTTGATCTTAATTTTTGTGTGTTAGATTACAGCGATAGCAAGAATATTGACTATTACTGGCATCCCCTGGTATTTTTGGAAAGTTTTGTTTCACCCAGTGTGGATTTGCAAATAGGACCATTTCAATGCCAAATGCCCTTGGATTGGCATTTGGTTGTTGGAGATCCAGAAATAGGAGATTTGGAGATTGTCAGTCTCTTGTATCTCATGGACAAAGATTTTCAAGCATTTTGTTTCAATCCACTAACAGGCTACATACCCAAATTTCACACTGTGGAAGTTGTAAACGTTTGGCCTGACGTCAAATGGTTTTGCCCCAAGTTGAAAACTGCAAATATACTTGCAGTGCCTTTGCAAGATGGTCATGATCCTGCATGTGCGTTTTTTGTAAAAGATTTAAGCAAAATTCCCGAGATACTAGATATCAAACACTTGTTTTAAAAAACAATAGCTTGATATTGCTATCAAGCTATTGTTGAGTCTGTACTTGTCTAACAAGAAAGACAAGTAAAGCAATCAGTCACTTTGAATAGTAGCCTGCCCTGGGGCAGTGAGAGTTATACCTTCAAATTTCCAATCATATGTGCGGTTGTTGGTGAATGTTCTCACTGTGTTGTCGAAAATCACTGCTGCATACTCCACTGCCCCGCCTCCATAAGGAGTAACTGTAACATTAGCTTGTCCGGGTGCTGTCAATGCACCGTTAACCAAACTAACTTGTCCGCTTGCTGCACCTGCGTTGGCACGCATGATATATCTACCTGTGCCTGTTTGTTTAGTAATGTAGGCGTCAGTATAAGGTGCACCTTGACCAGGCAACCAAGCTGTGGCGGCAATTTGCTGGCCTGTTGCACCTGTATTGCCAATAAATCGTTTGTTAATAGGGCGTCCCATTGTTTTCTCCTTTGCCTTTTTAGGCTACGCGGCTGGACCGCATAATAGTTGTTTGGGTTATTTATGGGAAAAGCTGTTATCCACAATAATGACATGATTCTGATAAGTTTTTGCCGAGCGGTTAAAACTCCAAGTATATTGGTTGCCCTGAAAGTCCCAAACAAATAGATTGGTTATTTTGCTGACATATTGCAAGATATCAGCATGGTCAAGAAACCTTAGTATCATTTTGCCATGTCCGTTCAAGTTATCTGATAGCTTGCAAACCCCTTGGTAGCCGGTTTCCAGTTGCTTGCACAAGTATGTGTGTTTGTTAGTTTGATTTATTATCAAGCTAGCTTGGCAGCTATCTTGCAAGTTAGTGATAGGAACTAGCACACCTTGCCCTCGTGGAATACCAAAATAACGTGGATTTAACGGGCGGCCCATGATAAATCTGTTGACATTTCTCTGTTATTATATATTGTAGATAAACAGCATGTGATTCAAGGATGGGGCTATGAGCCAACGGACAAACGGCTTTCGAGGTGGTATCAAAACTGGCACCACTGCTTACGATGCACAAAGTCACGCTCTAGATCGTGGCTTGAGAAATGTCAGCAAGTCATTAGCCAAAGACCTAGCTAGCCAAGGATACCGGCGTGTCAATAAGTTTCAGCCGCAAGATATTCCCGGAGGCATGGCCAGCTGTGCGCCTGATGGTGGCATTTGGTATAACAATAAAGATCAAATCGTGGCTATTTTTGAAGGCAAGAAACAAGGGGCTGTTGGTAACGCTCACGAGCGTTGGTATATGAATCGCGGGATCGCTCATGTATTGGCACCGCAAGCACGATATGTTACATTTTGCAGCGGACAAGGTGTTCTACCTCACAACAGCATGTATCGCGGCCTAAGCTTTGCACTTGCTAGTGAAGGCAAACCTGTAGTGTGGAACGTGTTGCATGCTCAGGGAACAAGCTTTTATGGTCAGGAGCAAGGATTTTCTGATCAAGAACTATATGACATTATGAAACAGGCGATTACCCTTGATTAAACCATTATTTAAATGGGCTGGTGGCAAGAGCAAAATGCTCAAATACTATCAGCCCTACATGCCGCAAACTCCTGTGAACACCTACAGTGAACCTTTCTTTGGTGGAGGGGCTATGTTCGCACATGTAATAGAGCGATATAATCCTCAAGAAGTTTGGATAAACGACATCAACAGCGATATCATCAACGTGTATCGCAGCATTGCCTATGATTTTGCAGTTTTTTGTCAGTGTTTACAACAACTTAGTCAACAATATCTGCAAGGCAACTACGACCAGCGTCGTGCATACTACTATAAGATACGCGAGGAACATGCTTGGGATTGGCAAAAATGGAGCCAAACTGAGCAAGCAGCCGTGTTGTATTTTCTCATGCGCACGGGCTTTAATGGTATTTGGCAAATCAACAAAAACACCAACAACCGTTATGGAACTCCTTGCGGCCTCTTGACAGAAACTCAAGTATATGATGCCGACAACTTGCAAGCATGGCATGACGTTTTTCAACAGCGCCAAGTGCATATCTCGACTGGCGATTGGAGTCAAGTGCCAATTTGTGACTTTGTGTTCTGTGATCCACCCTACCGTGATAGCTTTGCTGATTACAATCAGCCTTTTAGTGACGAGCAACTACTCAAGCTTATTAAAGTTGTGGAAACTCACGACAATGTATGGCTGTGCAATCGCGATAGCGGTGATGGCTTCTTTGACAATGTGCAAGCAAACGTGGTAAAAATACCTGTGACATACACAGCAGGACGTCGCAAAAAAACACAAGATGGATTTCAAGCTAAAAAAGCAACTGAAGTGTTGATTTTCCGCAATCAACCACCTGCAACCCCCAATGTGAACTTGTTTTATCAGGAACCCACACATGGCTAAAGAATATGCACTGGATATCAAACAAGTATTGAGTGCTATTGACACTCAAAAACTTGAATATTACGGTCAACTTACCGAACAAGAGCGCAAAGCTTATAGTCCGTTTGTAATCATGCGGTATCTCAGCAGTTTGCCAAATAACAGTGCTTTACAAGCCTACGCAATCTTGGCTGTAAATGATCTTGTCAACATTGGATTCAGTGAGCTGCGAGATCATGCAGAACTACAGCACAAGTTGCTGTGTTGTGCTGGCGCAGGCAATAAACAGTTTCATCCTTGGATTCCTGTGGCACGCGGCAAAAAGCGCCGGGACAATCCCATTGCAGAACTCATACAAAACTTTTATCCGCAACTAAACAGTCAAGAACTGACTATTATGTTGGATACTATCACGCAACAGCAGGTGATTGATCTAGCAGTTGCCAGCGGCTTAACTGAGGCTAAAATCCAAGAGCTAGTTAAACTACACAACGCAAAATGACATTTGTATGCGAGTTTTGTAAACGATTTTTTGCCCGTGAAAAAACTTGGTATAACCACAGTTGTGAAAAAAAACGACGTTGGTTTAATCGAGACACAGCTCAAGGTCGCTTGGCATTTTACAGTTGGCAGAGATTCCATGAGTTAAGTGGCATGCGTAATATGAAAAAAGTCACACAAGAAGATTTCATCTCCAGTTCATTCTACGGCGCTTTCAACAAGTTCAGTGCATATGTAATTGAAAACAACGTAGTTGCACCGCGTGCTTTTATTGATTTTGTCATTCGCAGCAATGTGCCAGTGGACAAATGGTGTCAAGAAAGCCTGTTAGTAGTGTATGTGCGTGATTTAATTGCAACAGAAAGTTGTGACCAAGCTCTTGCTCGCAGTGTGGAGTATCTTGCACATTGGGCCCAGGAAAATCAAGCAGCTTGGTCAGATTTTTTTCGTGTAGTAAATACCAATGTGGGCACGCAAATAATTTGTCACGGCAGAATAAGTCCTTGGTTGGTTTACAATGCCGACAGCAGCGCAGACTTTCTACAACGTTGTTCAAGCGAGCAAGTATCCATGATACAAAACTGGGCACCTGCGCATGTGTGGAAGCTCAAGTTCAAAAGTCACCAGCAAGATGCTGATTTTGCTCGTGCCATGTTAACACAAGCAGGTATGTAATGAAAAAGTTTTTAGTTGAGCCTCAAGAACCTTGGTTTAAACCACAGCCAGTTGCTCGTCATGTAGTTGAGCAAATACAATTTGGCAACCAATATAGCCAAGTGGATCAGGACTATCAAAGTTCTGTGAAAAAGACTCCTGAATGGCAGATATCAGGCGCTTGGGTGGTAGTAAGTGATCAACAAGGCAACCAACAACGGGTTCCCGGTGAGCAAGTTATTCAAGAGTTGCTGAGACAAAATCAAGCTTTGCAAGCACAAGTTACTCGCATGCAGCAAGAACATCGAGAAATGCAAGGCAAACTCAGCCAGTTAACAACTGCTATACGTAATCGCACATGATTGATTTTGATATTGATATTGATACGGCATCAAGGGATCAGGCGTTAGCAAATCTTAAACATATTCCTGCCAGTCTTATGAGGAATGATCGTTTGGAAAAACACAACACTGGAGTTTATTTCCATAACGTGCCTCAAGATCCTGTAACTGGTTATTGTAGTTTACCTTACAAGCAAGCTCAGGAACAGGGTTGGTTCAAAATTGACATACTCAACGTAAATGTTTACGAAAAAGTCAAAAGTCCCTCGCATTTGCAAGAACTATGTGATAGAGAGTTCAACTGGCAGTTGATGTCTTATCCTGAGTTTGTTGCACAACTGATACATTTGCATAATCATGCAGATTTAACAGCACGTCTAGCACCCAAGAGTATTCAAGACATTGCGATTATATTGGCATTGATTAGACCTGGCAAACAATGGTTGATCAATCGTTGTTTGGAACAAGGTGTTGCAAGTGCTGAACCTGAAATTTGGCAACGTAGCGAGCAAGGCTATCATTTTAGAAAATCTCATAGCTTTGGCTATGCCATGTTGGTGAAAGTTCATGCAGAAATAATCGTTGACGAAATCTCTCAAGCGTTATAGTATATAGTAAACAGGGGCAACAATCATGCAGCTAGAACTAACAGGTTCAATGTTTGGATGTCATGCACAAGTGGTGCATGAAGATAAAACTTGGGATTTGGGTTATATTGACGATCCCGACATTGCAGGCAAGTTACGGCAGCGTCTGCATGGAGATGTTTGGATGTGGCGTAATCCTCATTGTCAACCTCGCGAGTTGCGAGATATTCTTGTGAGCCTTGAGCATGCACCTGATCAATTCAGTGTAAAGCTGCGTGCAGTGGAAAATAGCGATGATTTTTATGCTATTGTGTCGGTTAACAATGAAGCTGCTGCTCGTGGTTTAGCTTGGAAAACCATGCAACATTGGCAAAAATGGAGCCGCCGCGAAGAAAGTCAGTATCTACGTGAACAGCGGGAAAAAAAGGCGCCGCAAGTAAGTGAGGATGGCAAAACCATGAAAGTCCAAGTTAAAGTAAGCACTTTGGGCGATTAAACTTCACGTACCAACGTGATAGTGCGTCGTTTTACTCGCTTGTTTAGCATGTCTCGTAAATTCACAATGGGACCTAAAACAACACGACTTTCCTTGCTGGCAAAAGTTTTCAAAACAGCTCTAAACTCTTGGAAATCTTTCCCCATGAACAAGTTTATGGGGATATTTCTGTTGCTTTCCCACCACCAAGTTTCTCCGCATACTAAAAATCTTTTCTTTCTAACATCAGTCCAGTTGTCGTCCCAAGTGTAAATGCTGATAAACTGCTGATCAGCTTGCTGAACTATTCCCAAATATTCCTGATTAAGGTATTCTACCACGCTAAGGAAAGGATATCTTTGTTGTAAGTCACTAAGTTCTTGCGGTGTCATGGTGATTTCCTTTCCATTACTTTAGCTAAATACTTATTAGATTGATCACTAATTTATCCATCATATGTCCACTATCACCTTATATTCTTATCAACAGCAGTTATATTGGATGTATGATGCACCTGGAACTTTCCTGCAGACATGGCCCATGATTCAATATAAACAAAAAATATACAAAGGTGTTACAAACACCTTGCAAATGCTTGTGCGCAATGTTGATCGTAGACCTGTTGACATAACAGGGTTGACTTTAACTGCACAAATGATCAACGTGGAAACACAACAAACAGTGTTGGTTAAAACAGTAACAACAACTAATGCCAGTCAAGGACAGGCTGTTGTTAACATAGAAGAAACTGACATTCAGTTTTTGCCTCTGGGCTTTTACACTATTCAGTTAACATCAACTGACACCAACAACGTTGAGAGATTTTTATACAGCGATCAGTATCAAGATATCGACGTTGCGGTAGAACTCTTGGCAGGAACACAACGCGAACTGGTCCCTGCAACATCAATAACGAACTTTACTCCCACACCTCTAAACTGGTGGACTGATATATTATATGTAAGTTCCAGTTTACCGGGCAATGCTCAAACAGGTGAGACTAGTGGAACTCATACTTGGGTGGTTTACACAACCAACTGGTTGGGCAAACTGTGGATGCAGGGCAGTTTGACTGAAGATGTTCCCACAGATAACGAATGGTTTTTCATTCCATTAACTGCTGATACCAACTACAAACAATGGACAGGTACTGATCAGCCTGCGATATGGCAAGGCAGCACCACACAAAATCTCTATTGG